AATTAACCGCTGTTCAGCAAAGAACGCCCCCCCACGCTGATTTGTTTCTTCATAAACTGACTGCGCTTCGAGACGGTCTTGTAGTTCTTGCTTAAATAAAGCTCGGTAGAATTGTGACAATGTTTCGTCTTGCAAATCCTCGTGACAGCGGTAGGTAGCACCATAAACTATCGCTTCTTGAAAGAAGTCATCAATAGTTGGGTCAACAATGCTGGTAAGTGCTACCGGCTTCGGGTAATACTTGATGCTGAGAGAGGCTACAGTGACCGAAGAGACCTTTAAAGTAGCGTTCTCGACAGTTATGGCTCTATCAAATTCACCACGCTTAAAATCGGCTATAGAGACTTCCTCGTAGCTATTGTTACTTGTGTCGTAAGCTTCGCCATAGAGTGTCCCAAAGTCAGTCGGCAAAGTACATACACCAGCGACACACGATACAGTCGCTGTAGTGATAGCACTGTTAGGGTAGATACGCTTGTATACGTCTTGATAGGCGAGGTTGATGTATTCGTACAGTGTCGCGTCACTAATAACTTCAGTTCCAGTTTCAAGGATTTTACGTCTGACTGAATTGGCAATGTTTTGTGATGTCATATTGTTTTAACCTATAAGCCCACCCATGCGAGCATGAGTGAGCCTAAGGTTACGCAATCGTTCCTCGGAGGAAGGCACCGCGGTAACGGTTACCTTCACATACTTTACGTCCGTATACCAAGAGTCCTTTACAAGTAGACACAAAACTATTTGGGTCATTCGCTTGATCTACAAACGATACCTTCATAATTTGAGCTGCAAAGTTGATAAACTCCATAGTTCCGGCAAGGAAGAAGTACCCAGTAGTGTTGTTACCATCCACCAATTCAGAGAATACAATCTTGAATCCTGATAGTTTACCTACTGTAATGTCGCCATTTCGGACAACGTCATCGTATGCTCGGTCTACTGCTGGAATAAACTCTGGTGCTTGACGGATAATACCTTCAAGAAGTGCGTTTACTACCAACCAGCGTGGTGCAGTTCGGTTCTTTGTACTTTGTGAAAGCACTGTAGATACTTGAATCAAGTATTGTCCAATGTTTGACTTAGTAAGAGCAAGCGGAGTGGCTGCCTTGATTACATAAGTGGTTGCTGAAAGCGCACCACCTGTGTACGCAGTACTTCCTAGGTCAGTCACAGTAATAGAGGTACCTGATGTAAACGATGTTACGAGGTAATATTTATCTGCTGGGTGACCTGTAATGCGGAGCAATCCACCAACCATTCCGGCAGTGAAAGTCGTTCCTGTTCCGGTTACTACACCAGTAGTTGCAGCAATTGCCGCAGTTCCTGTTGAGTAGTCAGTACCAACAGCGTTCAATCCAAATACGTTCTTGCGACCGTATGAGAGGATGTCGGTGTCAATAAGTTCACTCATGTCCATACGAGCGTTAGCAGCGTATGTGTCCATAGTGTTTACATCGTTTTGGAGCTTATCAATATCGTCAACAACGAACTTAAAGTAAAATTGCTGGTCGATGATAAGGTCTTCTGATGTTGGAGTTAAATCTTGGGCAACAAGCACTTGCTGTTTAGTGTAAGCACTAAGAGAAATGCGTCCTGCTGTTCGGATTCGTACTCGATCTCCTTCGTTCTTGATTTCTCCCTCGTAAGTGGTGTTAGTAATTAACGGGTAGATAGTATCACTGTAAATATTCTTTACGAGTTTAAGTGAAAACTTAATCGGGGTGTTTGCGTCTAATACGTTAGGCATGTTAAGGGTTTTTAATCCCCATTTAGCTAGAAGTGTTTACTGTCCGCTTGGTATTCTTTATCAAGTTTTGCAAATTGCACGGGATTTGTTTGAGACATATACAGCCAATCTTCCATAGAGCGTCTGACACTCGGCGTTTTTTCACCGCCAGTAGCTACGTCATGTTCAATTCGGTCTGCTTTACTTCGTTCCTTTTGAGCACCAATCTCTTCGGCTTTGTCAAAAAGGTAGATTTTAGCTACGTCTTGCAAGATTTCAGAGATGTTTTCTGGTACGTTCTGAGGATTAAAGTACTTTGTCTTAAAATCGTGTGCGTTTGTCTTAATATCGGGATATAGGTCTGTTAATGCACTAAACGCATCGTCCCACTTCTTTTCGTTATAGTTACTACGTGCAAAGGCAAGAGCTGGGTCTTTGTAGATGTCTTCTCGGACACTACGCTTTACAGTTTCAGTATACGCAAGTAGGTTTTGCTTTGCGTCTTCATCTAGGTCATTAAAGTTCGGATATAATTCCTCTTCTAAATCGGGGCTGTTATTAAGGTTGGTTGCCCGGCTTGCTTCAAGTTCGGCAATAATCGCGTCTTTGCGGTCATTTTCCGCTTTCAAGCGCATTGCTTCTTGTGAACTAAAAGTAAACTTGGTCTTATAATCAATCGCTTCCGGTTCCGTTCCTTGTGATTCGGCTTCTGGGTTGGCAATAGTTGCGTCCTCTACCTCTTCATCAAATGAGTTTGGATTATTCATAGGGTTGTTGACCGTCCTGTTTAGGAGGGTTTGGTCGTGGCTATATTATAACACGTCTTATTAAGGTCTATTTAATCTCTGGCTTCTCTACACCAAGTTTGGCGAGGGTTTTTGCATCTAAATCTTCGATGTTACCCACCAATACTGTCACATCATCTTCATTCCATTCTTTCTTAGCTAATACTTCTTCAAGTGTAGGCCATACCTTTTGCACTTGGTTTTCAAATTCGAGCATATTATAATTGATTTTCTATTTGTCTAGTAATTACTTCTCGCTCCAGTTTAGGAGAATCTAAGAAGTTACGCACTTGTCTTATGAGGTCTAGTTTGGCTTTTAGGAACACATCTTCTCTGTCATTGAGCTTATGAGTAGTAAGCTTCATCACGCAATCCTCTACTTGGAGAGAAAAGAAATTTGCAACATCGTCATCAGTAAGCTTCCTGCCACGCAACGCTTCACTCCAAGTGCGGTATGTCTCACGTTCCTCAGGGGTAAGTTGGTCGTATGAGCTAACCCCTAGTTTTTGTAATAGTTTTTCTAGCATTTTTAGTAGCCAACTCCTGTTCCGTCCGATGGTTTATAGCCCTTGTCTCCGTACTGTTTCATTGTGGGCTTTTGAGGCATTTTCTTTTTTGTAAAGTTTTGTTTTGGTGTCGATACTTTTAATAGCGGGTTAGTTTGAAACTTCTTGTTATCAAACTGGCGAGCGTAAGTACTCGCTTGCATGGCTTTCTTAGGAGTTGTGCGAGTGGCTAAACTAACCTTCATTACTGCTTTGTTTACAATAGGCATATTTTTACCATACGCTCCTAAATCAGGATCTTGGTAATCTTTCTTTAGATTCTTTACATTTACAATTTTAGACATAGTAATTTATTAAGCTAATATTGGTTCCTCGGCGGGCTGTTCTGCCATCTGCTCCCCGATAGTAGGTTGCATAGGCTGTTCAGCTTCTAGCACCTGTTCAATTTCATCCGGTGTCCAGCCTAGAATCTCTAGTTCTTTGCGTTTAGCAATGGCTTGAGCAATGGCATTGTTAATGTATGAGCCTTTCACGTATTGAAGTTTCTTAAACTCTAGGTCGTTGTTGGCTTCCTTATCAGCTTTCACCTCTATCTTAACGTCATACCCCTTGGGAGCTTGCCAATCAGTTGGGTAGATGTCTTTTTCATATGTTTTGCCATCTCCACCTTTCTTGTACAACTTAAACACTCCACGAGAGTTAGCATTAAGTAGGTCATACCAAATCATTCCAGTGTCTTTCCATGACTGTCGGTATTGTTTAGCGACTACTTGTTGTCTGTTTTGTGACTGCTGTAGTGACAACTGCACTTCACCCAGGGTGGTGCCAGCTTTTTCTTGCACCCCACGTTCAGTGGGTGTTTGAGCTACAGACGACTGAATCATGTTTTTAAGGTACTCCATTGCGGCGTTCGTGTCAGCTAATGGTTGTATTTGCATCTGCTTAATCATCTCATCAGGGTTGCCGTCTACCCCATACATACCAAATGGCTTCGCTTCAAAAGCGTTGGGTTTGAACTGCCCCCCTTTAGTATTGTAGAAATACATACCAAAGTTGCGGTAGGCGCGGTTCTCCAAGTCTTGTGAAAAGTACATGTTAACTACTTTGTTTACTGTGCGGACACTATCAGCAATAGAATCGCTCCAATAATCGTTTACATCAGGGTCAGAAGCCCATGTAGGGAGTGGAATACGGTCAATCCCAATAGCATCAATTAAAGGTTTGCAATATAAAACAACACTGTCCATCGCAATTACAATCATATGGCGTACAAAGCGCTGTTCTTTATCACTCCACATCATTTTGTATGACCTGTTAAGTTCAACCATTACATCACTAGCTCGATACTCGTCAAAGTTGTGAACGCCTAAGGTAACCAGCCTATCCTTGCGTTTCTCAGCTTCCTCATTGGTTTGTTGCGCCCCGAGAATACCGTTTTTTGTATCTAAATAGGCTTTAAGCTGGTATTTGCCCTCGTTGCTGTATGACTTATTGGCTAAGACGTTACGCAAGGGCACGTAAATATGTTTATGGTTAACAAAACTGGCTGTATCAATATCAAATGGTGACGTTCGGGGGTCGATATCAATGTCATAAGGGTCTACAATATCTAGTTTTACCTGGTTGTCTTTCCAGTACAGGAACTTGAATGAACGCCCCTGTAGTCCGACAGTCTTTTTATCAAGGTTGTCTTTCTGTTCCAGCTTTTCACAATCCTTAAAATACTGCCACATTTCATTGACAAGTATTTCTTGGTCTTCATCGTTGGCATCTCGACCTCGTGTTTCAAAGGTAATATCAGGCTGTTCATCAATTTTACTAATCCACGTTTGAATAGTATCGCGTACAATGGGAATATTAACCGTCTGCCGTTGGGTAAGGCGGTTAGTAAGAATTTTATCGCGGTATAAGTAATAGTTTTCGTTCCACTGGTTAAGTCTACGCTCTTTAAACGTGCGTGAACTTTCTTTATCGTAGCGGTGGGCTTCGATGATTAACGAGTTTTCCATAGTTTCATAACATTATACCACGCCTAGAAGCCCCACTCAGCGTTCATTGGTGTCACGCCTTGTGTTTGATAATACTGAGTCGATTGATTAAATCGTAATGGTTTATGTGGTAAGTCCCAGACTGATAGAGCTGTACTAAACACCGTGTCGTCATGTAGTCCGTCCGGTACTTTAATCTTTAATTTACCATTGGGAGACAACTCATATTGGAAATACTCCAACTCTTTTTTTAATACTTCATTGTCTTGTAGTTTAATTAGCCGTTGCTCCATCTTCAAAGTTAGGTTGGTCAGCAGGTCTTTGCGGGATTGTTCGGTAAAAATGTATGGCTCCAGCCTTACCCCTCGTGTTTCAAGGTCATTCATGATCGGGTCACCTACTCCGGTAGCGTCTATAAAGCCTTTCGGTCTACCAAATCGTAAGTATACGGCCTCTATCTTGGCTTTTTGTAATGCCCAGTCCATTTGATTAAAGCGTTCTAGGTACACCTGTTCAAAAGTATTAAGGTCAACAATGGAAATTACGGTGTAGTCTACCTTGCGGGCGAGGTCTACACCCATCTGGTACAGCCGTAACGGGTTACAATCTTCATCTTGGACGGTACAAACATCATTGATGTCTTTGAAAAAGCTTGTAGCACTCTCAATAAACTTGCAATAAAACTCTTGGTCTATCATTGCTTGGCTCATTCCCTCGTTTCTTTCTCGTGCAATGTCATCACCAGTGAGTACACCAGTATCATCTACGGTTAATACCTGGGTAAACCAATCATCTGGGTTCTCTTTTGCCATTTCAAGTAACTGATAGGCATGGTTTTGTCCCCGAGGTGTAAAGTTAAATACTGCCCAGCCCCCCGTTAACCGCTAGAATAGGTCGCACAAAGTTCCATATCTCAGGTCGTTGAATAGAATACTCAGAGAATACTACGCCAATTGGGTTGGTACCAACACCAGACTTATCAAATACATCAGCTCCCATAAGCTGTATGACGCTTCCATTTATTAAGGTTATCTTTAATTCAGTAGCGTTTATGTTCTTAATGGCTTCTTTGGGGATATGGTCAAGCATCCGAAAGCCATCGTTGTCGATGTTATCCCATATAACTTTCTTTGCTTGGGAAAATTCCGGCAGGAAATAAAAGTATGTCCCCACACGCTCAAAAGCTTTTTTTACTGTAAAATTAAAGCACTCCTTATCTTTTCCTCCGCGGCGATGCCAAACTAATATAGCCCGCTTATATCCCCTATCCATTGCTTTAAGAAATGGAAGTTGATATGGTCTTGGATTAAACTTGTGGGGGATTGTTACTGTCGTCATAGCTTACTACATTTATAGTTACCCCGGCTCGTTCGGTTTCTTTTCCGCTTAATAATTGTATGTTTTTAGTTAACGTATCAATCGCGCTGGTTAAATGTTGGTACTGAACTACGTCTAGGTCTTTTATAGATAGCGCAGAAACGATTCTGTCGCGTTCTTTTTCTAGTTTTTTAACAAAAGGTTCTATTTCTGCTCGATAACTTTTAGTATTGGTTACTTGATTGGGGGTTAATGTTGTACCCTCTCCATAACCAACTTCACGTAAAACTTGCCCCATTATCACAGGCTCTCCTTTTCTGGTCTTTTCCAGTACCTTGCGAGCAGCGTTTTTCGCTCTTTCACTTGCCATATTACTTCCGCTTCTTAGCCTTAGTGTAATTGGTTTTGTCTACTTTGCGCTTGCTTGTCGGCATATTCATACCTAATCCCATTTCGTCTGCTAGTGGCAAGGGCTCGCCCTTGGCTTTACGCTGATCTATATCGTACTGAGTAATGGTTGTAATAACCATCT